TCGTCGGCTTCTATAACTGCAAGCGCATCAATTCAGTACTGGGCAATCTGCCGCCCAGCGTTTATGAACGGAACATGGCAGTACGTGAACCTATCGTTGTGTCCGAAATTACTTGACCACTACAGACCAACCTGATGCTGCGCTGCCTGTTCCTGAGTCCGGGCGCGCGCCGCCGGCGCCGGCAAGAGATCGAGGCCGACGACTACGCTGTCGCCCACGGGCACGGCCGCCACATGGCCAGCGCACTGCGCAAGCTGTCACGCCACCCTGACGACATATCCCGGGCCGAGCGCCTGGAGCGAATGTAACTACAACCGAATTTCACCAAGCCGCCTTCGAGCGGCTTTTTTTTATGCCGCAAGCGGACGCGACGCGGTGCACGGCCGGAAGGCCATCGATAGGGCGGATGCCCGGAAAGTCTGACCATGCCATACAAATACAACGCCGACGGCACCATCGCAATGGACGATAAAAAGCTGCCGATCTTCATCCATGCCAATGGCACCGAAGCGCCTTTTGATGCCGAAGCCACGCTCGGCACTATCACCCGCTTGAACGGTGAAGCGAAGACGCATCGCGAGGCGAAGGAAGCGGCCGAGACCAAGCTGAAGTCGTTTGACGGCGTTGAAGATGGTGTGGCCGCGCTGGCCGCCTTGAACACCGTGAAGAGCCTGAGCTCTGGCGAACTGAAGACGGCAGCACAGGTCAAGGAAATCCAAGACGCCGCCGCGAAGACCGCGCAGGAGCAGGTGGCAGCGCAGGCCAAGGCCAGCGCCCAGCAATTGCAAGAACTGACCGCGACGCTGGAGAAGCGCACCACCGAACTGAATAACCACATGATCGGCGGCGGCTTCACGGGCTCGAAGCTGTTCAATAAAGAAGCCAAGCACCCAAGCCAGTTGGCGATCCCGCCTGAGATGGCGCGCGCCTACTTCGGCAATAACTTCAAGGTTGAAGACGGCAAGATGGTTCCCTACGACGCTGCTGGTAACAAGATTTTTTCGCCGACCCGCCCGGGTGAAATCGCCGACTTCGATGAAGGCCTGGCGCAACTCGTTGCAGCTTGCCCGTTCAAGGATCAGATCCTGGCTGGCTCTGGCGCGTCCGGAGGCGGCGCTCAAGGTAATGGCGGCAAAACGCCAGACGGCAAGAAGCAGATCAAGCGCGCCGAGTATGACGCCATGGACCCTATGGCCCGTGCCGGCGCCATGAAAGAAGGTGCCGCGATCGTCGACTGAACGACGCCAAGGCATTATCCGAGGCCCGCCGCGCGCGGGCTTCTTCGTTTCCGCAGTATCGCAGTGCTTTGCCGGCGCCTGGATGGGCAAGTCGGTGCTTTTGGGCTGGATGGCCTCTCTGTTCAAAACCTCAAACCACCAATTAAAGGCAATTCCACCATGAAGAAAATGTTGATTTCGCTCGTAGCCCTGGCTGCGATGGCCATGTCCTCCACGGCGCAGGGCGCCAGTGCCTGCGTCGATAAAGCTGCGTTCTGCGTCAAGGTTGTAGGTGAACTGGTTCAGGCCCACGTCTGGAACTACGCCGCGAAGACTGGCCTGGTGCTGGGCCCGAATAACCTCACCGGCCTGATCACCACCCTGTATAACGCGATGGACGTCGTGTCGCGCGAGCAGGTCGGCATGATCCCGGCCGTGTCCGCTGACATGACGTTCGCCCGTGCTGCCGTCGGTCAGGTAGTGACGTCGCCAGTGGCACCTGCCGCAACCGCGACCGACATCACGCCGGCCGTTACGCCACCGAACGATGGCGATCAGAACATCGGCAACAAGTCGGTGACGCTGACCAAGGCGCGCCGCGTGCCGATCCGCTGGAACGGCGAAGAGAAGCTGGCCCTGGATAACAGCGGCAACAGCTACAACATCATCCTGCGCGACCAGTTTGCCCAGGCGATGCGCACGCTGTGCAACGAAGTCGAATCGGACCTGACCGCACTGCACGTTAAGGCCTCCCGCGCCTACGGTACCCCGGGCACCGCGCCTTTCGGTATTGCCAATGACCTCGGCGATACCGCCGGCGCGCTGCGCATCCTGGAAGACAACGGCGCCCAGGGCCTGGACTTCCAAATGGTGCTGGGCTCGGCCGCGATGCAGAACATGCGCGGCAAGCAATCGGGCCTGTTCAACGTCGAGAAAGCGGGCCGCGAAGACATGCTGCGCGACGGCATTACCGACCGCCTGCAGGGCCTGGCGCTGCGCCAGTCCGCGCAGATCAAGCGCCCAGCGAAGGGCACCGCTGCCGGCGCCACCACCAATGCAAACGGCTACGCCTTTGGCGCCACGGTCATCACCCTGGCCGCCGCCGGTACCGGTTCGTTCGTTGCGGGCGACGTGATCAGCATCGCCGGCGACCCTGAAAACAAGTACGTGGTTTCGTCCGGCGACGCCAGCTCGGCGGATGGCGGCACCATCACCATCGCTGCGCCTGGTCTGCTGCAAGCGATCCCGGCCGCTGCTACCGCGATTACCGTCGCCAACGTCGCGGCTCGCAACCTGTTCTTCGCCCGCTCGGCAATCGTGCTGGCGACCCGTGTTCCGGCGCTGCCAGCGCAGGGCGACTCGGCCGCTGACCGCACCATCATCACTGATCCGGTTTCCGGCCTGTCCTTCGAGGTCAGCATGTACATGCAGTACCGCCAGGTGCAGTACGAGATCGCTCTGGTCTGGGGTGTAGGTTCCGCGAAAGACGAGCACATCGGCATCCTGCTGGGCTAACCCTTAAACACCACCCGGCGGCCACCAAAGCGCCGGGCAACCTGCGAGAACGCAATGCCAACCATCAAAGTCAAATCCACCCATCCGGCAACCCAGGGCGCTTTCGTCGTCATCGACAAGGCCGACTTCAATCCCGACGTGCACGAGCTGTACGACGACGGCACCGACCAGGGTATGGGCGTCGTCGAGCGCGCGCCCACCGTCGCCGAGCTGCAAGCCGCTCACGAGCGCCTGCTGGCGCGCGAGCGTGAAATGGACGCCGAGCGCGACCGACTGGCCGACCAAGCCCGCGCCAACGAAGCCGAAGCCCAGCGCTTGGCCGACGAGCGTGTCGCTGCCGAGAAGGCCGCAGCAGACAAGGTTGCCGCCGACAAGGCTGCTGCCAAAGCGGCCGAGAAGGCCGCAGCCGAATCCGCGAAGAAGTAAAGCGACCCAGCACCACCACCGGCCCGCCGCGCGCGGGCTTTTCCCATTTCGCCACCGAGATAGCCAATGTCCAACACCACCATGATCAAAGTAGGCGAGTCCGCCAAGACCATCACGCTGCCCGAAGGTAAGGCGCTGGTCCTGACTGGCGCGCCAGGCACCGCTGGCGTGGCCTACCTGCTGGATCAGGCGCTCGGCGGCACCAATTCGCTGCGGTCGTGGACCGTCGGCGCTGGCGCCCTCGCGGCCATCGGCCCCTACGAGAACACGCAGAAAATTCACGTGACATGTTCGGCCGGCTCGATTGCCGCCACGGTCAAGGAAGCGGTGCTGACGATCTCGGCCACGCCGGCGCCAACCGTACCCGGCCAGCCAGCCAAACCCGTGCTTACCGCGATGGCGGGCGCCGTCAGCCTGGCTTGGACACCAGGCGCCGCCGGCAGCACCGCGACCACCAGCAACATCTGGACCGACATCAACGGCAACGTGACGCAGCTGACCATGAATCCGCAGACCATCGCCGCCACGGCCGGCACGCCGTACACCGGCACCGTGGCCACGGTGAACGCGCAGGGCGCCGGGCCGGCATCGGTGCAGGCGGACGCGGTAACGCCGCTCCCCAGCGGTGGTGCTGTCGACGTCACTGTAGATGTGGCGATCTACGGTGCGACATGGCCAGGCATCGCTGCGGCAATCGCAGCAAAGAAGCAGGGCCGGACTGTCGCGATCTATACCGAGCGCAACGACATTGGCGGCATGGTGACGGCTGGCATCCAGTTGACCGACGTGTACAACACCACACGCGCCGTTTTGCCAAAGGGTTCGCTGTCTGACCAACTGTATGCGCGTATCGCAGCCGTGCAGAGTAAAACGCAGCAAACCTCGTTCTTCCTGTTCTCCTACGCCGCCGAGAGCAAACGCGCATTGGCCGACATCAACGTCATGTTGACGAATGCCGGGATCACCGTTGTACAAAATGCCCCTCTCACCGCATCCACCATGATCGGTGCAGCGATGGATACTGCGACGTTCGGCACTACCAAGGTGCGGGCCAAAGTGTGGGTTGATGGCAGCTACACTTCGGACCTGTACGCCCGCACGGGCGGCGACTACATCATCGGCGCGGAGGCTGCGGCGACTTACTCTGAAGGCCCGCAAGCGGGCGGCTTCCGGACTACCGGCATTCAGCCGGCTGTCAACATCGACCCGTACATCGTACCTGGTGACTCGTCGTCCGGTCTGATTAAATATGTCAATCCTGACGACGGCAGCGCCGAGGGCGCCGCAGTGCTCAACAAAGTGCAGTTTGGCGGGTACCGCCTGAGCATCACCAACGTGGCTGGACAGATGGTTCCGTTCACCGCGCCGAGCAATTACGTGGCGTCGGATTTTGAACTGCATCGCCGTTGGTTCTTGGCGAATGGTCAGTCGCTGACCACGCTGTCGCAAGTGCTGAACATGCAAAACGGATTCCCTGCGATTCCGAGCAGCACTAGCGGCATGACCAACAAACGCGATGCCAACAACAGCGGATTCGTGTCGCTCGACTATCCTGACGTGGCCGACAATATTCGCATCGCCACCCCCGGTATCCCGCTGTCGGAAAAGTTGGCAATCGAGGAACGCGCCAAGCAGTACACGCTGGGTCTGCTGTACTTTTACCAGAACGACGCCAGCGTGCCGGCCGCGTTGCGTGCTGACGCTGCCACTTGGGGGTTCTGTAACGACGACTACGCGGCGACCGGCCGGTTCCCGCCTCGCTTCTACATCCGCGAGGGCCTGCGCGCTGTCGGCGATACGACCCCGATGGCCGGCCCGCAGATGGTTGCCCACAACAGCTACACCAACCCGATCGCATTTAACTACTATGCTTTCGACGCCCACAATCGCCAGTTCATCGCGCGTGGCGGCAAGGTCATGCAAGAGGGCGCCAGCCCGACCAGCATTGCGACGCAGGCGATGTCCCGAGTGCCGATGAATCTGCTTTTCGGCAAGAAAGCTCAGGCGAGCAATGTCCTGCTGACCTGGGGCGGCGCCGAGTCGCGGATCGCATATTGCGCCACTCGTGTGGAGCCGCTGATGGGCGTGATCGGCGAGGCGGCGGGCATCGTCGCGGCGCTGGCCGTGGCCAACAATACGGCCGTGCAGGACGTGCCGTATTCGCAGCTGGCACCGTTGCAGAATCTGTTCGGCAACAACGTGCCAGGCGGCTGCGTGATTTCTGCCGACGGGGTGACCTGGACGGACGGTACTGTCACTCTTTCGGGGTATACGCTTTCAGCGCTCACCCCGCCGGCGATCTACGGCACCGCGCAGTTTGCGGCGTGCTCGGCCACGAGCGGCACGAACTATATCGAGTACACTCCGAACCTGCCAGCTGCTGGACAGTACCGTGTGGAAGTGAAGTACATCGATAACGCACCTAATGTTCGCGGCACGCAAACGTGGACTGTGACTGCCGGAGGAGTGGACCAAACTCCAACAGCAGTCACGCAAACGGGCAGCATCAATTTCTGTGGTGACTGGCAATCGCTGGGTGTGTTCACGTTCGGGGCTGGACTATCGGCTTCGAACAAAGCGCGAGGCGTCCACGGAAACACTTCATCCACCAACGGCATCGCAATTCGATTCGTGCCGTATGTCGCCTGATGAAAGGCATCTGATATGACTCTCGTCATCGAAACCGGCGCCGGCCTGCCGGATGCTGACAGCTATGCCAGCGTGGGCGAGGCCGATCGCCAATTGGCCGCCCTCGGCGTCACTGACTGGGCGCCGCTGGACGAGGCAGCGAAGGAAGTGGCACTGCGCAACGCGACGCGCTTCATGCGCACGAACTACCGCCTGCGTTGGGCCGGCCAACGCGTCTATCAAACGCAGGCGCTGGACTGGCCGCGCTACGACGTGTGCGTGGACGACTTCCCGGTGCCGAGCACAGTGGTTCCTGCTGAGGTGGTCAGCGCCTGCATAGACCTGGCGGCGCGGGCAGGGCGTGGCGAGCAGCTGATGCCCGACCTGGACACCGGCTCGAACATCGTGAAGCGCGACAAGACCGGACCGCTCGAAACGGAATACTTCCAGAACACGACCGAGGCGCGCGAGCGCTTCGTGGCCGTCGATGCCGCGCTGGCGCCGTTCTTCGGCGCGACCGGTGGCGCGGGCATGATCAAGTTGGTGCGCGGATGAGCAAATACCCTGTGGTGCACATCGAAGGCTGCGCTGTGCACGAAAATACCTACACTTCCGGCGGCAAGGTTTGGACTGTCACCAACCTGGTGGCGCGCGCCAAGGACATCGAACCTTTCGATTTGCCGCTGGCGGCGATCTATGCGGGCGTCGATGTCTGGACGCATACCGGCTCGGCTTATGGCATGGCTTTCCACATGCGCCGCGCGCTGGATGCCGATACCAGCTACCCGATCATCCTCAGCGAGGAGGGCTTCATCATGGATGGCTGGCATCGCGTGCTGCGTGCGCTGATCGACGGCAAGGCCACCATCAAGGCGGTTCGCTTTGCGAAGACGCCGCCGCATGACTACCTCGAGGCGGCCACATGACCGACTACGCCAAGAAGGCCCGCGAGACCGACGTCAAGCTGCGCAAGAAGGGTGGCACGGTCACGCTTCGCCGGATCGTGCTGGGCGACGACGACCCGGACACGGGCAAGCCCGAACAGACGATCACCGACTACACGGCCGCTGGCGTCAAATTCGGCTACGTGGCCGAGCGCATCGACGGCAAACTGATCCAATCCGGTGACCAGGAACTGCTACTGTCGCCGCTGCAGCTGAACGGCCAGACGCTGCCGGAGCCGACCACCGGCGACCTGGTGCTGATCAACGGCGCCAAGTTCGCGATCCACAACGTCGCCAAGTTGGAGCCGACCGACGTCGTGATCCTCTACACCCTTCAACTGCGAGGCAACTGATGGCCGGATCTTTCAGCGCTGACTTGACCAACTTCATCCGCCACACCGGCGGCAACATCGACAAGGCCCACCGCATGGCCATCGTGTTGGTGGCGCAGGGCGTGGTGATGGGATCACCCGTGGACACCGGCCGCTTCCGTGGGAACTGGCAATTCGGCAAGGTGCTGCCGCAGGGCGTGCTGCCCACGCTCGACACCTCCGGCGCCGCCGCGATCGCGCGCATCGCTGGCCAGACCGTCGGCGTGAAGGCCGGCGGCGAGGTCTGGGTCGTGAACAATCTGCCGTACGCCGGCAAGCTCGAATACGGCTACAGCCAACAGGCGCCCAGCGGCATGGTGCGCGTCACCCTGGCCAACCTGCCGGCGGCGCTGGAAAACTACGTGCGAGGCCTGCAATGAGCAACAAGATTATTCGGTCGGCGCTCGAAGGTCATCTCAAGGCCTGGGCCGCCGCGCAGGCGCCGCCGCTGCCGGTGTTCCTTGAGAACCGCAGCAAGGTGCCGGCCACCGGCGAGCGCCACCTGCGCGCGGACCTGATGCCCGCAGCCACGCTCGACCCCAGTCAGGGCGCGCAGCACCGGCGCTACCACGGCATGTACCAGGTGGGCGTGTTCCTGCCTGAGAACGAGGGCACCGGCGATGCCGACGACCTGGCCAAGGCCATCGAGACGCTCTTCAAGTGCCCGACGGTCCTTACCAAGATGGGCCTCAACGTCCGCGTCATGCAGACGCCATCGATTGCCGCCTCGCGGCCCGACGGCAACGGCTTCTGGATGACGCCCATCACCATCAAGTATTCGGCTGACGACTTCAGCTAAACAACCGCACACAGCACCATCCACCAGCGCCTTCGGGCGCTTTTTTTTCGTCCGAAAGGTTCCACCATGGCTATTCAAACTCAAGTCCTGACCAAGGTCATCCGCAAGAAGGAGACCGCATTCGGCGTGCTGCCGGCCGCCGCTGGCGCGCGCGAGTTCCGCAAGGTCAGCGACAGCATCGCGCTGAAAAAGAACAAAATCCAGTCGGCTGCGATCCAGACCAACGCGCAGCGCCCGATGGCGCGTCACGGCGGCCGTACGGTCGATGGCAACATCGGCGTCGAGCTGGCGCTGGGCCTGATCGATTCTGAATTGGCCTCCGTCGTGCGCCGCGACTGGACGGCCGTGGCGCCGCTGGCCGGCCTGACCGTCACGGCCGCCGCCGCCGCGCCGCACTTTGTGCGCTCCGCCGGCTCCTGGGTTGCCGACGGCCTGGCGTTGGGCATGCTGGTCAAATTCAGCGGCTTCACTGCCGGCGCCGCCTCAAACAACGGCAAGCTGTACACCATCATCGCGCTGACTGCGACCGACATCACCGTCGCCGAAACCGTCGCGGCCGCAGCAAGCGCTGCCGCCATCGGCCTGACCGTGCCGGGCAAGATCACTTACATCCCCGAGGCCGGCCACACCAACGACAGCTACACCATCGAGAAGTGGTACAGCGCGGTGGGCGAGTCGTACCGCTTCACCGGCCAGCGCGTGGCCTCCGTCAACATCGGCCTTGCCGCCGATGACAAGGTCAGCGCGGAAATCGCCTACATGGGCCAGGACCGCCAGAAGGCGACGGCGCAGTACTTCACCAACCCGGCCGCGCCTGGCGGCGGCGACATGCTCGTCACTCCTTCCGGCCTGGCTATCATCAATGGCAAGGCCACCAAGGTCTGCACGAACTTCACCTGCGACATCAACGGCAACGCGTCGGTCGGCAAAGTGGTCGGCTCGAACGTAACCCCGGACGTGTTCATGGACATGATCGACGTCACCGGCCAGATCAGCGTGTACTACGAGAACGGCGAAATGGACGACTACTTCGACCAGGAGCAGGCCATCTCGCTGATCAACCGCCTGGACGATGGCATCGGTGGCGCCTTCGTCATCGCAATGCCGTACGTGAAGGTGTTCGGCGGCGGCGAATCGGGCGACAAGGAAATCATCCGCCAGTACGACTACACGGCCGGCCCGAATGCCGCCGGTACCGGTGCCGGTCGCTCGACCATCCTGCTTCAAGACACAACACTTGTTTGATTTGCAATGTTTGAGTTAGCCCGGCCCCTTGCCGGGTTTTTTTTCGCCCATTGGGCTGAAAGGCTATGCCATGCAAGAACTGAAATTCAACGAACACAATTTTGCCTTGGTTGAGCGCGACGGCCGTAACTGGCTTACCGCGACGGATATTGCCAAGGCGCTCGGTTATAGCCGTAGTGATCAGATATCCCGCATTTACCTACGGCACGAGCGCGAGTTTTCCAAGGAAATGACTGCGGTCGTCGAGAACACCACTTTGGGACATGCCAATCTCACAACGGAGATGCGCATATTCAGTCTGCGCGGCGCTCACCTGATTGGTATGTTCTCTCGAACGGCAAATGGGCAGGCCTTCCGTGCCTGGGTGCTCGATCAGCTTGATGAGATCGACCGCCAAGCCGCACCGAATCGCTCCCTGATGGCCGCATGGTTCAAAGCGAAAGCTGCTGTCGATGCGCAAGACAAGTTCGCCAGCCTGTGCGGGAAGGGGTTGAGCGACCACAAGCAGATCAAGCCGCCGCTCAAGAAAGCACTTGATCAGATCAGCGACCAAATCCAACCATCACTTCTTACCTGACCCGGCCACGAGCCGGGTTTCTTTTTGGCGCAAGCCACCCCCAGCACGGACCGGACGCTGTCGCCTTCGTCGGCGCAGCGGCCGGCACCGGCACCTATTCATCCGACGAAAGGTTTTATCCATGAACACCATCACCAACAACGCAGTAAAAATCGCATCCGCCGGCTTCGACATCGCGCTGCTGGCCAGCCCCGAGAAAATCGCCAAGGTTCATACCGTGGAGGTCGCCCACGACGACGACGGCAACATGCTGGCCGGCTTCGACATCGTCGGCAAGAACTCGACCCAGTACCGCGACGTGATCCGCGCCACCTCGGTGACCGCCATCAAGCGCAGCCAGACCAAGAAAGAGCAGATCGATGCCAAGACCGAGAAGGGTGCCGGCACCCTGTACGACCTGGGCGAAGACCGTAACCGCAAGATCGCGATTGCTGTGGTCGTCGGCGCGCCGGGCTTCGTATCCAACGGCCAGCCGGTCGAGCTGACCGAAGGCTTCCTCAACCTGTGCTTCGACGCGCAGCCGACCTGGCAAGAAAAGATCCTCGCCGCCCTGGAAGCTGACGCCAATTTTTTGGCGATCTAAAGCGGCAGCTGCTTGAGCACGCCGAGGCGTCGCTCAAGCTGGCCGCCAAGCAAAAAGACGGCAAAACCTTGCGCTGGCACCTGGAGAAGGTGCTGGAACAAACCGGCATCACGCCGCCCCAGCTCGACGCCCCGCCGATCCCGCACGAGCTCGTGCACGTGTGGGAGTACTTCTGCCAGATAAGCGCCAAGCGCACCTGCGGCGCGATGTCGGCCAATCCCATCTCCGACGAGCAGGTGATGGCCTGGGAGCGGCGCCACGGGATCCGGCTGACGCCCTTCGAGGGCGAATGCATCGACGCGCTGGACCAGGTGTTCCTGACCAGCTAGTAGGGCGGCTGCGCGCCGCCCACACCGAATTACAAGCCGCCCACGAGGCGGCATTTTTATTGGGCCTCCCATGACCGTTGATGTCGCAACCCTCGCAATCCGCATCAATTCGCTGGAGGCGCGCAACGCCGCCCGGGATATGGACCGCATGCGCGAATCCGGCGGCCGGGCCGAGCAGCAGACCAACGCGCTCGAATCGGCGAGTCGCAAGCTGGCTGGCGCGCTCGCACTGCTGGGGATTGGTGCCGGGATCGGCAGCATCATTAAGATGGCAGACGAGTACACGAAATTCAGTGCGCAAATCAGGCTGGCGACCCGCTCACAAACTGAATACAACCAAGCGATGGAAGATGTGCGCCGAATTTCCACGGCGGCGCAGCAGGACTTGGGCTCGACCGGTACGCTCTATGCCCGAATCGCAAATAGCCTACGCGAGATGGGAAAATCGCAGAAGCAGGTTTCCGACATTACTGAGACGGTCAATCTAGCGCTGGCGGTATCAGGGGCTACCGCTTCAGAGGCGGCGTCTGCACAGCTCCAACTTTCCCAGGCGTTTGCATCTGGCGTACTTCGCGGAGAAGAATTCAACGCGGTGAATGAGGCTGCGCCACGCCTTATGAAAGCGTTAGCTGATGGCATGGGCGTACCGATCGGTGCACTCCGCAACATGGCAACCGAGGGGAAAATCACTTCGCAAATCATGGCCGAGGTTTTGCCGAACGCACTGGAAAAGGTACGCGAAGAAGCGAAAAAAGTTCAGACCATCGGCGGTTCATTCACAGTATTTAGAAACAGCATTGTTGAACTTGTCGGCGTACAGGCTCAGGCCAGCGGTGCGGTGTCGAATATCAACACAGTGCTGACGACGCTCGCCGCAAACATGCGCACCATCGTTGAGGTTGCCTTGCTTGTGGCCGCTGTTTATGGCGGCAGAATGCTTGCCGCGTTCGTGGAGTCTACCAAGATAAAAATCCGGGACGCAGCCGCAAGCATCGAGCAGAGCAAGGCAAATCAATTGGCCGCGCAGTCTGCCGTCAGCCGCGCAGCCGCCGAGCAACAGGCTGCGCTGATCGGACAAAGCAACGCCAGGGCAAAGACTATTCAGGTAAAGGCCGAGGTGGCCGACGAGCGCTTGCGCGCCGCCGCTACTGCTGCCGCCTCGGAGCAGTCTATCGCGGCACGACAGGCGCAGTACGTCGCCACTGCTCAGATAATCCGCCAAGAAATGGCTCTTGAGCAAACGCGCCTAGCAGCGCAGATTAACAGTATCGGCCGTGCGCAGCGCGTTGCTGAAATGGCGAAGCTTGGCGCTCAGATTACGGCGATTGATCGTGCTGTGGCGGCACAAAACACTGCACTGACAGCGGTCAGGGTGGCGAACGAGCAGGCATCCGCCAATGCGGCGACTGCTGGGGCGGCGCGCATTGTTGCTGCACGCGAAGCCGAGACTGTCGCAGCCGGCGCTTCCGCTGCCGCTACTATGGGCCTGCGCAACGCCAATGCTGCCGCAGCAACTGCGACAACCGCAGCATCGGTTGCTGGGCGCGTTGGGGCTGGCGTTTTGGCTGCGCTTGGCGGGCCTATCGGGGTCGTGGTAACGGCGCTCACGCTTGGAGCCACTGCGTGGATGCTGTGGGGGAATAAAGCCAAGGAGGGAAGCGAAAAGGCGGCAAACTCATTCCGCGAGAATCAAGACAAAGTACTCAAAGGCCTTGATGAGGAACTTGAGAAACAGCGCTCCCTGCTGAAACTCAAAGGGCAAGGTGTTCCTGTTGCGCAAGCCGACAAGGAACTGCCAGTCACCAAGCAAATAGATGCAACCAAGGCACTTCTCGCGGACATGGAAAAAACCATGATGCCAAAGGCTGGGCAGTCGCTTAAAGAGTTCTCGGACGAGTACACCAAGCTCCGCGCAGAACTGAAATTCTACGAAGAAGGGCTTGTTGAAAGTCGTCAGAATGAAAAAAAGATCAACTCTCAGACGGTTGATGAGCGAGTTAAGGGCTTGAAAAAAGACATGGCGACCAATGAGGAAAAGCGGGTCGCAGAAGTAAAAGCAATCGAGGATCTGAAAGGCAAGACTGCTGAGTACGATGACCTGGTTGCGCGCATCAATAAAAAGTATGCCGACAAGGGCGCCGAGAACGCGAGCAAGCAGGAAGAGAGCGCATACAAGACCCTGATTACCAACGTCAAGGAAAAGATTGCCGCTAACGAACTGGAGATTTCTGGCTTCAACAAGCTTAACGAGTCGCAAAAGCTGACCATCAAACTCGACGCAGAAATCGCTAGCGGAAAATCTAAGCTCAGTCCCGAGAGCATCAAGAGCGCACGCGCCATGATTGCGCAGGTTGCCGCTACTGATGCCGTCATCGCCGCAAACGATGCCGCCGCAAAAGGTCTGGAAGGCTTCACCAAAATGCAGAAAGCGCACGATGATGAGGTCGCCAAGACACTCCAATCGGCGACCGAAGAGGCTCAGAAGAACGAAGACCTGGTACTTACCTACGGCATGTCGAAGGCTGCCATCGAGCAACTGGAACTGGCGCGCTTGGAAAGCCAGTACGCTCAGCGTGTTTCGAACGCGCTCACCCAGCAGGAAATCGCTGACCTCGAAGCGCTGATCGCGGCCAAGCAGCGTAACGTGGCTGCCGTGACGAAGATCGAAGCGCTCGACACCGGCTCCGATGTGGCGAAAGCCAAAGAACTGCTCGACATCCTGGTAGCGGTAGACAACGCGGCCAAGTCGGCCGCGCAGGGCATGGCTGCATCGTTTGGCACCGTGGGCACCGCCATCGGCGGCCTGACCACGGCGCTGACCGATTACGCCGTGCAGCAGCAGGCGGTGGCCGCGCAACTGGCGGCCGTGAAAGCGGATCCGAAAAGCAGTGCGGACAAGATCGCCAAGGCAGAAATGGCCGCGTCGAAAGCCAGCGCCCAGGCGCAAATCAAATCGTATGGCGACATGGCCAACGCCTCGAAAGGATTCTTTAAAGAGAACTCGAAGGGGTACAAGGCCCTCGAAGCGACCGAGCGCGCTTTCCGCGCGTACGAGATGGCCATGGCCGTCGAATCGATGGTGAAGAAGATCTTCTTCAAAGAAGGCGAGGTCGCAGCCAATCTCTCGCTGAACGCCACCAAGCTGACCGGTGAAGCGGCTACAACGGCGGCATCAACCGGCCTGGCTGCAACCGAGGCCAGTGCTTGGGGCATTACGGCTGTCGTCAAGGCCATGGCATCGCTGCCTTTCCCACTGAACCTCGCTGCCGGCGCAGCGACGCTGGCGGCGGTTATCGCAATCGGCGCCAAGATGTTCGGCGGTGTGGGCGGCGGCGGGCTGAGCGTTTCGCAGCAGCGCCAGGAGACCCAGGGCACCGGCACGGTGTTCGGCGACAGCACCGCGAAATCCGATTCGATCAAGCACTCGCTCGAGCTGGTGTCTAGCAACAGCAGCATCGAGCTCAATTACACGCAAGGCATGCTGGCGGCCTTGCGCAACATCGAGTCTTCGCTGGGCGGACTGGGTAACGTGCTGGTGCGCAATTCCGGCCTGACCGGTGCGACGGCCGCCACCGTGAACGGTTCGGCACAGCAGACCTTTGACAGCGTCTTTGCGCCAGGCTCGCTGGGCGAAAAGCTCACCGGAGGAGCTGTTGGGAAAATTGTAGGCTCGATCTTTGGCGGCAAGAAAACCGTCGAAGACACTGGATTCAAAATCGACCCGACAACTTTGGCGCAGGCCATGGCCGGCAACCTCAATTCTTTCCAGTACACGGACATCAAGAAGTCGGGCGGCCTGCTGCGTAGCGACAAAACGAAGACTTCTTGGGACGCGCTTGGCGCTGAGGCTGACACGCAGTTTGCCCTGGTGCTGGGCAGCTTGGGGCAGGGCGTTACGGAAGCTGCGAAGCTGCTGGGCCTGGGTGGCGATGCCTTCACTGCGAAGCTCAACGGTTTCGTGGTTGATATTGGCAAGATCAGCCTCAAAGGCATGAACGGCGAGGAGATCCAGAAGACACTGGAAGCTGTGTTCTCCAAATTGGGCGACGACATCGCAAGCTATGCGGTGGCCGGCCTGGACGTGTTCGCCAAAATTGGCGAGGGTCCGCTCGAGACCCTCACCCGCATTGCATCGAACTACGCCAACCTCGATTCCATCCTGGCGTCGAGCAGCACGTCGTTCGGCCAGGTCGGCATGTCCAGCATCGCGGCGCGGGAGCGCCTGATTGCGCTGGCTGGCGGTATTGATGAGCTGGCCAGCGCACAGGCGAGTTTCAACGACAACTTCCTGACGGAGGCTGAGCGCCTGGCACCGGTGCAGAAATATGTCACCGACCAGTTGGCGGCCATGGGGCTGCAGAGCGTCGATACCCGCGACAAGTTCAAAGACGTGGTGCTGGGCCTGGCCAACTCGGGCGCGCTGGCAACCGAGGCCGGCGCCGCGCAATACACCGCGCTACTGGCCCTGGCCGACGCGTTCGCAAAAACGCACGCGGCCACGGAGGACCTGACGAAGAGCGAGCAGGAAATCGCAGACGAGCGCAAGGACCTGGCGCAGCAGCTGGCCGAGATCACGAAGAGCGAGGCCGAATTACTGACCATCCAGCGCGCCGGCATTGCCGATGTGAACCGGGCGCTGTTCGACCAGGTCCAGGCAGCCAAGGCGGTGGTATCGGCCAAGGACGCTTTGTCAGCGGCCTACGACCGCGAGTCGTCGGCCGCCAAGACCGCGCTCGATCGCTCGAAAGCGTGGGTCACCACGCTCAACGGCCTCAACGCCAATCTGGCGCTGGGCAACCAGTCCACTCTAACGCCGGAGCAGAAATACGCCGAGGCGCGGGCGCAGTTCGAGAAAACGCTGGCCGCCGCAAATTCCGGCGACACGACGGCGCAATCCGGGCTGTCGGCTGCGGAACAGGCATTCCTCACGGCCTCGCAGGTGGTCAACGCGTCGGATGCCAAATATGCGGCGGACTACGCACGCGTGATCGCAGCCAACCAGGAGGCGGCGAAGTGGGCGAGCCAGCAGGTGGACCTGCAGCAGGCTAGCTATGACGCGCTTGAGGAGCAGGTGAAAAGCCTCATCACCATCAACGACAGTGTGCTGACGGTGGCCCAGGCCATCGCAAACCTGCAAACCGCGATGGGCGTCACTGACAGCATGGGCGTGAAATTCACGAATGCCCCGGCCGTCACCGCGATGGCTGTGGCTACCGCCCCAGCGATCGATTTCAGTCGCTATCAGGCCGGGTCGAATGCTGGCTCGGATGCGCTGGTGGCTGAGATCCGTGGCCTGCGAAAGGACAACAAGGTGCTGCAAGAAAAGGTGGAGCAGCAGACTGCTGTCCTGGCGAGAGTGACCGCCGAGTCGAATGCCAAGGCTGCTGGCACGGTGGTCGCTGGCGTTGAGAAGTCGGCAAAGGCAACGGTGTGGGCCGGCACCGTAAAGGGAGATACGAAGTATGAATGATGAGCAATTCATGGCCTGGCTGAAAAACGCAGCCGCAGTGCGCATGGTGCTAATCGAGGCGGAGGTGAATGTGGACGGCGCCGAGACGACGCGCTATATCGCCTCGCGGGAGTACGTCACCGGTCCGGCCGACGCGCCGGCCAACACGGTGTATCTGCCGCTCGCCAAGGGGGGGCTGGCTTTCACCGAGCAGGTCACGCTGATCGGTGAAGCATCGTTGTCCAGCGGCGACATTGAGCTGGACAACGGCGACGGCGCGCTCGATAGCTGGCTGAGCGACGTGTGGCGTAACCGCCGCATTCGCGCCTGGTCCGGTGATCCGGCCTGGCCGCGCGCCGAGTTCCGTCTCGTGTTCGACGGCATCGTCGACGACGTGGGCAGTTCCAGCCGAGACACCGTCAACCTAGTGCTGCGCGACAAATTGCAGCGCCTGAATACGCCGATCAGCGAGGCCAAGCTGGGCGGCACATCGCCAAACAAGGATGCGGTGCTGCCGATCCCGTTCGGCGAATGCCACAACGTGGCGCCACTGCTGACCGACCCGGTGACGCTGGAGTATGGATTCCTCGGCGCGGTGGAATCGGTGATCGAGTTGCGCACCAACGGCAAACCTCTGGCCGTGGCTCCGGGCAGCCAGCCCGGCAGGTTCAAACTGACCAGTAATCCGTTCTCGACGGTGATCACGGCCAGCGTGCAGGGCGACAACGGCGGCGCTTACGCGCCACGTATTGCGCCGCTGGTGCGCCGGATCGCCATCGCGTACGGCAAGGCCTCCGACCGCTTCACCGAAGCCGACCTCGATGTCGCCAACTTGGTCGCATTCGATGCCGCCCATCAGCAGCCGGTCGGTCTGTACGTGGCAGACAGGATGAACCAGGCGCTGGCCATCCAGCAACTGGCGGGCAGCGTGGGCGCGCAGGCGATCATGTCGGCCACCGGCCAGCTGCGCCTGGTGCAGATCGCGCTGCCGGCTGCCGGCACGCCGGTGGAGATCGGCCCTGACCAAATGCTGGCGAACTCGCTGCACCCGGCCGAGCGCCTACCGGTGGTGGCCGCAGCAAAAATCGCGTTCGATCGCAACTACACGGTGCAGGCCAATTTGACCACCAGCATCCCGCCCGAGCACGCCGATCTGTACGCCACCGAGTGGCTGACCGAGACGGTGGTGGACGAGGCCGTACAGGCTCGCTACCGGCTGACCGATGACCCGGTGCAAATCGAAACCTGCCTGAAAACCCGGGCCGACGCGCGGGCCGAGGCCGAGCGTCGCCTGGCGCTGCGCAGTGTGCCGCGCACGATATATGAACTGGACGGCGAGCCTGAGCTGGCGGTGCTCGAGCTGGGTGCTCCGGTGGTGCTGCGCGACGATCGCTGGGGCTTGGCCTCCGGCGCGCCGGGAGTGGTGGTGATGATGCAACGGAACTGGCTGACCGGCCGTGTAACTGTAGGAGTGATGGTATGACGGCAATAGTAGGCGAACGCGACACCCTGATCATGAACACCGTGCCGCGCTACGCCGCGCCCGTCGATCGCGCGCTGCGCCTCACGCCCAGCTCGACGACGTTCGAGGTGTCACTGATCGGCCAGCCAACGCCGGCCACGATCACGTTCTCGGCGCTCATGCTGGGCGCTGTGGGCGAGATCACATTCTCCTCGGAGCCGTCGGTAGCGCTGACCGTAGCCAACGGCGACGCGGTTCTCAAATTCGAGGACATGACCGCCAGCATCGTGACGGTCACGGCCACCACGGTCATCGACGGCCTGACCTATTTCGATCGCCAGACCGTGGACAAACGTCAGGCGCTCGACCTGCGCCCGCCGCCAGCGCCGACTGGGTTGACCACCACCGGCCAACCGGCCGCGATTCGCCTGGACTGGGCCGCTGTGCCCGCAAACTACACCAACCTGGACTACACCGAGATCTGGCGCGCGCCCGTCAACGACATCGCCCAGGCAGCGCCAGTTGGCCGTGCGGACGGGCGCGAATTCACCGATCCAGTCGGCCCGGGCAAAACGCTCTACTACTGGATCCGGTACGTCTCGCGCGCGGCGATCCCAGGACCATTCAATAACAGCACCGGCACGGTCGGTGCTTCGGCCGCCGAGGTCGAGCACCTGCTCCAGGTGCTGACGGGGCAGATCACCGAGGGACAGTTGTACTCCGACTTGGGCGCAAAGATCGACCTTATCACTGACCTGTCGGATATGTACGGTGATACGGCATCAGCAGCTGCATCGGCCGTCGCTGCTGAACTGGCGCGTGCCGCTGCTGCGGCCGCTGCCGGTGAGGCTGGTGAATATAAGACTGGCGCCGCCCAGTCGGCGACGAGCGCGCAGACGTCGGCATCCAGCGCGGCGACTCGCGCTACCGAGTCCGCCCAGTCAGCCACCAATGCCAGCGGATCGGCATCGGCAGCGAATACCGCTGCAGGCGTTGCTACCCAGGCTCGCAACGCAGCGGGGCAGAGTGCAGAAGCTGCGGTGGCGAGCAGCCAGTCGGCATCGAGCGCTGCTGGCAACGCTGCCGGCAGCGCGCAGGCGGCGGCCGGCTTTGTCCAGCAGGCCCAGGCGATCCTCAACGACCCGATCACAGGGCTGGTCGATAAATACGCGGCCGTGAAAGTGCTGGCGGATGCCACGGCCAGCACCTTGGGCGGCGTCGCGGCGAAGTACAGCGTGCAGATGGACGTTGGCGGGGTGGTCGGCGGGCTTGAAGTGCTCGGTGGCGGAGGGCGGATTGACTTCGGCGTGCGCGCCAGCACGTTCTTTATTGCTGGCCCAGTTGGCAGCGCTGTGCCGTCAGTGGTTCCGTTCATCGTGCGCACCACTGAAACTGTAATCGGCGGCGTCACCATCCCCATCGGGGTCTACATCGCCGACGCATTCATCCAGAACGCCTCGATCACCAACGCGAAAATTGGCGGCGACATCTGGTCGAGCAACTGGGTGCCAGGCGCCAATGGCAGCGGCTGGTATCTGCAGCGCAGTGGGGATTTTTATGCAAACAGCGTGCGCCTGCGCGGGAATATCGCCGGTGGCGCATATACCGGCTACGCCTGGCCGGCCAACAACGGTACCGGCTACTACCTGGGCCCTGAGGGGCTGTTGCTGGGCAACCCTAGCACCGGGCGCTATCTTCAGGTGGAAGGTGACGGGACGCTGCACGCTCCTGGGTTCTCGATCGAGAACGGCCGCGCCAATTTCTCCGGCAACGTGAACACCGGCTTGGGCGCGGGCTTTCGCATCGAGATGGGGCCTGACGATCCCGTGTACGCAATGTGGGCCGGCGCCGGAACAAAAAACGATACGAATGCCATTTTTTACCTGAAACGCAGCGGCGCAGGTTATTTCGGCGGATCGCTCTCGGCTGGCACGCTACGCACGG